TGTTATCTCCTCCCTCCCGGAGTAAATTCTAATTGATAGCCCTTGACTGATATGGGGGCTGCGCCTTGTGTGTCGTCTAAGCGTACGGCTACTGTGAATCCACCACCCTCAACACTCTGTCGTACGAGCGGTGTGCCCGATGATCCGTACACTGCAGTGCCGTATGTTGATGCGGCCAAACCGTAAAGTGCGATTGCCGATCCGGTGGTTAGATCGTATTCTGCTGGCTGGGGCACATCCGCTGAACTAAAATCGTAACGAATACGAAATTTAGAGTTGACTGCGCCGTCGTTGTCATAATTCCAGATAATGCGCTGCATCAGTTTGCGAATACCAGCGTCTCCCATCGTATAGTCAGGAGAGCGATATATTGCGCCTATGTTAGTACCGTCAAAAGTGTTGCCTGACTCTTGCTTGTGGATGTAGCCGTCGTATCCACCGTGCAAAATTGTTTCAACTCCACTGATAAATCCAGACGCGCAACAAGCAGGCTTGATACCCTTGAGGTCAGCGTACTCCCAACCTATACCACCTTCAGTGCCAGCCTTGATAACTCCGATTATGCCAAGAGCCGCTGATGCCGCCTGTGCGTCCGTGGGAAAAAACAAACGGTACTGCGTCTTTCCTCGTATAACTAGAGACGACATTCTTTCCGTAGATACATTTTCTAGGCGAGGCTGTATCTGTTTTGACACGGTGCCAAGTTCAACGTCCCCGATTCTCTCCGTACCTGCAATCGTACGCAGTCCGTCAGGTGCAAGGTAGACAATGTCACCTGATATTTCTTGGATGCTGAAGCCGTCTACACAACCGATCTTACGTGTAACCGGCACGACTGCAAAGTCGGACAGGCTAGAACCTGTGATCTTAAAGATAGAGTCTTCGCAGAAAACAAATAGGCTTTCACGGAAGACCTTGATGCCCTTGATGATGCCGTCAACCTTGATTGATCCTGCACCGCTACCACTCGTGAAATCATCTTCATCAAACGGGACACTGAAGATAAGTTCTTGTGGACTTGCAGACATACCCGCATAGAACACGTGGCTCCGAAACACTTCTACGAACTTAGGGTCTGCCGGTCTACCGCTGGCACTTACGTCAGCAACGCTACTGTTGTTGAAGACCGATGCAAGGTTTGCGCCGTCTACAAAGACGACCTTGTCAGTGCCGTCGAAGTTGAAGTTGACGAAGTTGTATCGTCCCGCACTTGTACGGCCTGAATCTATCTCTGTCCACGATCCGGTTGCGCCACCCTTAAATACTTTTTCACCGCGTGCAGCAATGACCTGATCTTTGTAAATGTGTACGCCAAGAACCTTTTCGGTTGACGCGCTGGTCTGTGGTACGATGTTCGAGTTGAATTTGGCAAACCCGTTGATGCGACGGTATCCGCCGTTGATGTCAGGTTCAAAGTTTTGCAACTGTGTAGCCGCACCGGGGGGTAGGGTAAAGGCATCCTTATCAAGCACCAAACCGCCACCTAACCTCACAACAAACGGACTAAGTAGTGAAGTATCTGGCATTAGACGGCCCTCATGTAGTCCTTACGGTTGATCAGTTCGACACGCAAGCGAAGCAGTCCTTCCTTGTAGTCTCGGTCAGCAAGCTGCGCGAATTGAATATCAGAGCGAAGCATGTGAGTGTAGTAACGAGCGCGGTTGACGATGACATCGTGAAAGCGTTCAGGTATGACAGATACGTCAGTATTGTTGACCAAATCTGACGTAGTCTGATAGTAATAGTATCGTATGGTGTACGTAGACTTGTCAGGCACCGGAGACAGACCAATCTTTTGATCTGGTGTCTTGTAAACAAACTCTGGCAACGCACGAGACCCTGTGTCAGGATTAGTGTCCGCCTCGTTTCGCCGCTCCAGATACTCGTTGAACGACAGGTACTTCAGTTGTTTTTCCGCCGTGGATGCGGACTCTTGTACAGTAAAACTATCATAGTCAACAGTTTTTGCATCTGACTCTCTGGAATACTCTCCTGTGCCCGCAGTAGTCGTAAAAGACTGATTAACAACAGTAAACGGCCACTCAACTTCGGAGTTGATAATGTCTCGCTGTGACTTGTTGATGAAGTCTTTGACTGACGTTTGGATACCGCGTGTCGAAGAAACTGTGGTAATCTCCACCTCATTGATCTCTCGTAACACAGCATTGATAAGTTCTAGAAATGTCATCTATCGTACCTTGCGATATGCGCGGGTCTTCTTTGCTATCTTCTTCGGTTGCCTAGCAACCTGTTTACCCTTCTTCGTGGCCTTACGCTTTGCGCGAGTCGTAGCAGCGTACTCCTTCGCGGAGAGCGCCTTAATAGCTTTTTCCGGTAGATATCTTTCCCCGGTAGCTTTCGGACCTTGTGTGGACGGCTTGCCACTTTTGGTGCGCCACTTCTGCTTAGTCCACGCTGTCAAAGAGCGTTGGCTCTTCTTCTTCGGCATCCTTCATCTCCATCGTGAGAGTAGCGAGTGCAGCCAGCTTGTCCTGCGCGTCACCCCATTTCGTAAGCGCCGCGTCCATCTCCTCCAACAAACCCGGATGTTCACCGATACCCACCGGTTTATCCAGATACACTTGGAATACAAACTCTGCATCTGCCATCTCCGCTTGATATTTGTGTTGTAGCGCCTGTATAGCCAGCTTGTGCATGTCAACCCCCAAATACACCTAGTATATCACAAAAGTGTGTATTTTGCAAGTAAATTATAGTTTGCCCTGATGGTGAGCCAGTAAGAGAATAAAGCCTACAAGGATTGCCAGAAGTGCGGACGAGATTATTATGATAAGAGTCCAGTCCACCATCTTCTGGCGGCGCTTGGCTGCAGCTACCTCTGCCTCTCGTCGTGCAGTCCGTGCCTTTGCCTGAAAGCGTTGCCAATCACCCCACAACCCGGGCCGTCCGGCATAAATCATAATCTGTTTGAGTTGTTCTTCTTGCTCTCGTATCTGTTCGAGAGCCATGAATTCTTCGAGGTCTGATCCGTTGCCCTTCTTACTTGCCTTACGTTGTAGGTCTTCCTTTGCACCTACAAAGTTGGCAATGGCACTACCTGCAGCGGCAATATCCTTGCCGTTTTGTACCGCTGTCTTGATCACAGCGAAGGCAGCATTTGCAGCAGCAAGCTCGGCTAACATCAGTAAACTCGTACACTCTCATCAACTAATTTAGGCAGGCAATATGCCGTCACCTTTTTCCCTTGTTTGTGTAAGGTTTGTGCGTACCATACGCATTCATTCAAATCTCGGAAGTACATGTCACTGCTGACTTGACGCTTGTCCTCTCCTGTGCCAAGAAAGACAAGCAGGAGAAAGACGTGCTTCATTGTTAGTCGCGGTAACCGCCCCCTGCTTTTTTGTAGGCTGACGCAAGCATCTGGGCTTTACGCGCCGACCACTGTCCCGGACGTCCGCCCTTGCCACCGGCCTTGATACGATTGAACAGGCGCTTCCTCATTCCGGGCTTAGTATAGTTGCCAGCTTCATTAACTCTACTTTTGCTTTTCGCTTTACCGCCTTTCTTGAGGCTAATCGTTCCAGCCGTCCCACCTTGCGCTTTCTTTTCAACATCCGTGATCTTACCAGCGTTGCGTGTTGCGTAGAAGACTTGCTCACCCTTCTTACCCCCGTATGTACGTTTCATAGAAGACATGATCTTTTTACCTTTGTCTGTGAGGGGCATCAGAACTCTCCCTTGACCATCGCGTCCGAGAGCTTTGTGGCCCGCGAACCTACTTGTTTCGCCCATCTGGAATCGAGCATCTCCCGCCCAGCGGCGTCGAACTTGCGCTCGTGGATCGCAGCCCACATACGCTTAAATTTACAGAGGCGTGGCACACCCATATTGAAGGCCATGTCCATCAGGATCAACTGACGTACGGCATCTAAGTCATTGACGACAGGCTGCACACGGCACAACTCGTCCTCTACGATCTTGATGTCGTTCATGGCAAGATAACGTGCATCCGCTTCTGTGATACCATGTTCGTACACGATAGCCATCGACGGAATGTCCATGTAATCGAGTTCTTCCTTACTAATCCCCCGGTCTTTTAAATTGCGCCCGATACCAATAGTGTCGATGCCGAGAGTGTCCTGATACACGGTAAGGACCAAGCCCTCGTGTGCAATCAGCTTATCTAAGAAATGTGATGTGTTATATTTCATTTGTTCGTCTCATGTCCCATCCACACTGCGAACGCTCCCGTCATCGCCCCCGTCACCACACTTACAAGTGCAGCCTGTTGACTTGTTGGGTCCGACAGTCCCATGAACCACTCCACCACGCGCCATGCTGAGATCGACATCCCCAGCATCATCAAACGGGGGAGTATCTTCCACTTCAGTATGCGCTCCATAGTAACTTCGGCCATGCCTACTTCTTCCCAAAGAATTTAGTAGCGCTACGAACGCCAAATGAGGCAGCAACGATAACCCCCAGAGAATATTGATACCATTGCGGCATAGCTTCGAGTTGCTGGAATCCATTGGCTACTACCCCCTCCATGCCCGGAATGAATGCAAGAACTAAAGGAACCGAAAACAAAATAACCAACCACTCGTCCTTCCACGAGGATTGGCTACCCTTGATCGCTTCCAAGTCCCAGTCGATTTCACCGGTTGCTTTCTTCTCCATGATGGTTGCTTCTGCTTTCGCTCGTGCAACCTTTGCACCGGTCTCGGCCTTTGTCTTTTCGACCTTGCCCTCTAGCCACGTACTTGCAAGGCTAGACAGCGGGCCGATCAATGCACTTAGCATTTCCACCTCTTCCGCGCCTGTCGCAGGCGGCTATTCGGATTCTTTGCAGCCTTCGGAAACTTCTTCATCTGACCTGCAGAGCGGGCACAGAACGACTTACGTCGCTTTGCGTCCTTGCTCCCGGGCTTGACTTTGCCTGTGACTGCAGTCTTCAACTTAGAACCGGGGTTTTTGCGGCGATACGCGGCCACCCCAGCCTTAGTCATGCCAGCCCCTGCTTTCGTTGGCCGAAAGTTCTTTTTGTTACGGG